TGTGATCAAAGATTTCATCTGGAATAGATGGCAACCAATTTGAAAATCTATTACCGCATGATCCATTTTTAAGTAACCCTGCTTTTTTACCTACACAATAGCAACCTCTACCCCATTCTCTAAAACTACGAATAATAATTTCTTGTTGATGTGTATTGCAAGCAATAAATCCACCCTCACCCATTGTAATGTGGTGTGCAGGATAGAAAGAACAACTTGCAAATTCACCAAAACTACCTAATGGCTTGTCATCATATGTAGAGCCTAATGCATCACAACAATCTTCTAATAAAATTAAATTATATTGTTTAATAATTCTCATTAGTTCATCCATGTTCGGTGGATTACCGAGCACATGTGCAAATGTTATTACTTTAGCTCCGAGTTTAGCTTGATTTTCAACTTGTTCAAGATTGAGATTTAATGTATCAATATCAATATCAACAAACGCAGGTTCAAACTCACATTGAAAGATTGGATTTATCGTAGTGGGAAAACCTGCAATAGGTGTAATAACTTTTGTACCTTTTGGTAGATTATAAAGTCTCTTTGATTTAAGAGCTGACATCATTATTAAATTAGAGCTACTACCGCTATTTGTTAGTATACCAAAATCTTTATTGAGTAATTTTGGAAAGGTATTTTCAAATTTAATTCCCTGTTGACCTAAGACAAGCCAACCCGCTAATAAGGTTTCAATAGATTTTACATATTCATTAGAATCAAAATAAGGTCCTGCATATTGAACCCAATCCTGTCCAGGACGCCATGTTTTTTTACTAATTTCTTCGTTAATTAATTCTTGAACAAGTGATAATATTAAGTCTTTTTTATCTTGCATATAATAAAATTATTATAATGTAATAGCTATATAAACTCAACGTAAATTTTGTTTTTTAGCATAATCATAAATGCCCATATTCCAATCACCTAAATTAGGTACATCATATTTATTTGTATATTCAACAATTGTCTTAAGTTTTAAATTTTGTTTCATATCTTGTGAACTAAAAACATCTAAACGTACTTTAAGATCGTATGGAAAATAACTATATTCCCATGCAAAATTGTTAACAGAATTATCGTATGCCTCTTTACCGCATACTTCTACTCCGTGTAATTTATGATCAACATAATTTAAAACTTTCCAATAATATTGCTTTACACCAACTGCACGTTTATCCATCCACTGAAGATGTGCTATAAATAAATTATTTGGATCAATGCTATTAATATTACCGGGATTTGGCAAATGTAGCGAATGCATTTGAGTTTTTTTGTGTTGTGTTTTTTCTGAATAACTTCCAATACGATCGGTAAAATTTGATCTCCACATTGTATCTACACGAAGTTCATTTTTACCGGTATATTGAGCCCAGTGTAGATAATAAAGATTGTTTTTATTTTGCTCAAGAAATAATTCAAGCTGATCTTTTGTCCAACGACCATCAAAATATTCATCAGAATCTAAACATGTAATATTACCTGTATATTCGTATGCTTTATCAAAGATTATTTGTCTATTATCTGTCTCCATCCAAAGTTCTTCTTCAACATTATGTCTTGTATTTTTAGAAAAAATATGTAATATATTGTATTTTTCTTTATTTGCTGTTAAAAATTCTAATGTATCGTCTTCTGATCCATCATCATAAAATACAAATCCATCAGCATATTTTGTCCAGATAGGTAACATTTCCTTTAAAAGGAAACATTCATTCTTTGTCATTGTTGTTTGTACAATCATGTTTTAGAGTTTAAAATATATCTTTTGTAATGCAACTTCGTTTATAGCAGGATATAAAAAGTTATTATGTTCCCCTCTTTTTACTAAAACACTAAAAAAGTATTGGTGCCAATCATTAAAGTCTTTTGTATGTTTTTCTGCAAATGTGCTTTGATTATAAGTAAATTCAACTCCAGGTGCTGAAGATCTATCTTCATGTATAATATGAAACAAGGTAGGTGTTTTATTTTGCATAAAAGTATCAGTATTTTTAAGCAAAATTGTAGCGTAATGTGTATCCCAATACACAACTGCATATACGTATTCTGGAAACAATTCACGGTTTTTATTCCACCATTCTGTATTAATTGTAAATGTATCAAATCCTGAAACTTGATAATGACTATTTCTAACAGGCGATGATGTTGGATCATTAAGTTTAATTGAAAAATTTAAATCATTAATTTCACCTTCTATAGCTAATCTTGAACCGATGTATGCGGTGTGATCATTATCAAATATTTCCGTAAAAAATTTAGGTGTAACAATTATATCAGAATTAACAAAACAAAAATAATCATATCCAAGATTTGCTAATTCATCAAACATATCGCGCACAATAGGCAATTCACGCTTACCGTTACAAACTGCCTTACTTGTTCGTTTTAAACAACGTAATGTTTTAAAATCAGGATGCTCGGTAAGATCTTTACCATTTTCAAACTGAATATTAAACAGATCTATATTATCTGGAAATTTAGCTTTACATTTGATTAAACTTTCAGATGCTAAATCTTGTGCTTTATTGCTACCAAATAAATTTGTACCTACAGCAATTTTTTTAAACATATAACACTCCTATACCTTTTTCTTTTTTTTCATTTATTAAAATTTCTTTATGTGTATAATTATTTTTTATTTCTTTCCAAAATTTAGCACCTCCACCTTCTTCACGTTCACCAATATCATGAAATGCTACAATACCCCCTTTACGGACTAAAGGTGAGTATAAAATAAAGTCCTGTTTAATGGCTTCATAGCGATGATCACCATCAATGAATAAAAAATCAATTTGTTCATTATTAAAAATTTCTTTAGTTTGCTTAACTGTAGAATCTTTTTGAGAAGCATCAGGAATTAAATAAAGTTTACTCTTTTTAGCTTTTGCCCATTTAGGCCAAACATTTTTATAATTATCTTCCTGTATAGCTACTCTCCAATCTGTAGGACCAACAAACATTCTAACAGGCAGATCAATTGCTAGTACGGTAGACTCATCAGCTCCGTAGTGTATAAAATGCTGCAATGACCAACCATACATGGAGCCGATTTCTATTATTTTTGATGGGTTTATCTTAACGTATTCTTTTAAGAGTTCTTCAAACTCTCTTACGTCTTGACTATCGAGTTTATTTTCTTCTAATATCATTTTTTATTTGTTTTACTGTTTCTATTACTTGTGTTTCACTAATATAAGGTGGTTGATTTGGATAGTGACCATGTTTTTTAAGGTATAATTCTCTACCTCCATAAACATTTTTCTCCCACTGTTCAGATTTATTTGCAATAGATGAATTATCAATAGCACCTGGGGCCTCTGTAAGTAATTCATGACTGTTAGCTAAATCAGCAAACCACCAAAATGGAGGATGATAACCTGCTTTAATAATACAATATGTATGATCTACATGTTCCCAAGCATTATAAAATTGTTCATCAATATAACCTACTTTTTCTATAACCTCTCTTGTAAAAAAAGAAAACATAGCAACAGTATGCTCATATAATGCAATTTTACAAGTCTTATAATCTAGTATAAGCTTTGGATTTGGTTCTGTATCTTGATTCAATAGATGACGGTTATGTAAATCAAAGTTTTTAATAGTTTGTTTACGGTTAAAAGGTGATCCGGGACCATAATTAAAATGCTGAATACCAGATACTTTATATGCATCAATATACTGTTTAAACACTGTAGGATCAAGGATAATCATATCGTCCTCTATAAGAAAGAGATAATCACAGCCTTTATTAAAAAGATATTTTAAAGCTTTGTTTTTTGATTTACCAACACCAAGATTTTCTTTATTTTGAATCCAAGCTACATGGCTAAAATCATAATCCTTACCAACATATGGAAGATCCTCACTTAACGGTGTACCATCATTAATAACAATTAATTCACTGATATTACTGTCTTGAGGAATAGAATCTAAAAGACCTTTTAAATACTGAGGTCTATTACAGGTAATTATTCCTACTCCAATTTTAGCATCCATAGTTGTAATTATGTATTTTAACATAAATATTTTAAATGGCAATTACACCTACCAATAGTAATACAGTTAATATTGTAAATCTCCCTAAATCACAACTTGCTGTAGGTTCTGATTTGTTAGTTTTACAAACTACAAACGGTACTCAGACTATTACATTCGATAATTTTAATGTTGTAAAAACTGATGTATCTGGAAATGCTACTGTAACTGGTGTTTTATCCGGTAAGAGTTCTATTTTGAATACATTGTTAGTTAATTCTATTACTGCAGGTAACTTTACAACTCCAGCCGGTCCCGGTACTACTTTACCGACTGGATTTTATAATCAATTTTCAATACAAAATGGTCTTATTCTAAGCGCTACTTCTAATGTACAACAAGATCCTACTTATTTACAGCTCTATAGTCAGGATATACCACTTTATGTTAGTAGTATCTTAAAAGGTTATGGTGTTTCAACTGTAATACAAGGGTATGGAAATATTCTTATACCGGCTGGTAGTACAACGGCTGAAATTTTTGTTGATTCATTCTTTAAATCACCGCCGCAGAGTTATGCCAATGGACAAATTACTCCGGCTCATATAAGTTTAACTTCTGATTTTGTACCTACTTTAAGTAGTGTTTTAATAACATCAATATTATCTCCTAGCACTCTTTCAGCACTATCGGCATTATCCCAACTTGCATATTTATCTGGTGGTTTTGAACCGGGGAGTAATAGTTCTATTCTTAATGTATTGACAGGATCTGATTTTAATAATTTAGTTAATAGTAGCACTATAACTGGTACAGTTAATATACCATATAATGTTACTCCAATAATTACACCTAATACAATTAGAACATACACAAGCTCTTCAGGTATAAATGATGGATTAACTTTTGAAGTTAATATTGGAGTATCTCAATCTGTAGATGTTACAGTATATTGGATTTTAAATATAGTTATACCTTTAACTGTTATTGCGTAATTAAAAACGTGAATGGAAAAATAATAGCGCTTTAGCTATTCCTTGATTAACTTGTTTAGCGCTCATTCCATTATCTTCAATAAGGCGTTTGCGTTCAGCTTTAAAGCATTCAATAAATTCTTTTGAAAGCATACCTCTAAGTTTTTTTGGATAAAAAATACGCTTACGTACATCAATACGATTTGGCATTTCCAAATCTTCTAAAATTAATTTAAATTGTTTATTAAAACTATCCACACCATTATTTAGGCGGCGGAACAATTATATTACCTTTAAATTTCTCCCACTCTTCATCTTCAATTTTAATTTCTTTATGATCTGCTAACAATTTTTCAATAAGATCTAAATTTTCTGTATTTAAAACACTATTTTCATCATTAACTAAATCACCACTATCATCAAGATAAAGTCTAATCATCTCAATACGCTCTTCAGGTGTACCAAAAATTTCAATAATTGGCGGTCTATCTTCTTTAGGGAAGAATGGAGAAGCTCCAGTTCTATAATATTGATGTGATATAGCCTTAAAAATATTATCAATTTCAGCAATAAAATTATAATCTACTTCTCGATTTTCCCTTGGAATAGGAATAACTGGAGCTGCTTTTGTAATTGGTAAATAAAAAATAATATCTATGTTATGCATACTCTCTTGAACAAGAGGAATACATTCTTTAATAAATTCTCCCGTAATATCTGAAGTACTCTTTTCCTCAGCCCAAAGAGAGTAAACAATATTATCTAATGGACAGCGATCAAATAAAACTTTATCACCTGGTGAATAATTTTTTAAATCATCAACGAGACATTTTAAAATAGTTTCTTGTGTAATTTTATTTGTTTCTTTATTAATTAAAAGATTGTTTTCTTTTACAGTTTTTCTATATCCAGACTCATGAGCTTTGTAAGCAGGCCAAGTTTTAATAATATCATTGACAAGAGTTGTTTTACCTTGACAAGCGGATCCTACAATTGCAATTCTCATGTTGTACTATTTAGTATCGTTATACTAAACTTTCAAGGCTTTATTCCAAATCAAAAGTTGTAACCGTGGACTAAAGTTAACGTGCATAGCTTTAGCATATTCAGCTACTGCAGGAGCGTTTTCAACATGCTCTTCACGTGAACCACAACAAGGCATAAACCAAATACGATTTCTAGTCACATTAATACCACGATTATCATCTACATACTTTTCCCAAATTTCATTAATGTCTTCTGCTTTATTAATAACGAACTTAAATCCAGATTTATTTCTTACATGCCATTTAAGAACCTCAGGTTTATATGTTTTATCTTCTGGATCTCCATTTGAACGAAGTTTAGGAGATGTAGTAAAGGTTGCACTGTATAATCCATCAACATGATCACAAGGTGAAAGCCATTTATTATCAGGCATAATTGTAGCATTTGTTTCAAAATCAATACGTGGAATAAAATTATATCGTTCTTGAAACGCTGCAATAAATTTAAGCAATTGCTTTTCCTGAATAATTGGTTCACCACCTGTAAGTTTTAAAATAGCTCTATTACGAAGATGTTCAATATAATTATTATCTTCCATAAGTTGGAAAATTTCGACAAATTTCATTTTATTTTTTACCGACCAAGAAATAAATGAATCACATCCATTCGGTGAATCCTCAGAAGCAAAACCAATGCACGTTAAATTACACATTGACATACGCATAAACACAGAAGGAACACCTACATATTCTCCTTCTCCTTCAATGGTATAGAACACTTTATCGTCAGACAAAAATAATGTCTCTGTATTAATATCAATCATATTGAGTATAATATTAACTGCTTTACCTACGTAAATCAAGGCTCAAATTGATTAAATATTTGTAGATGAAAAAGAAGAAGGCTGTGAAAACAGCCCCACCATCGGGTGCTAGTTCGGTTGAAAAACCAGCTGACACATCACTATATGTAGCTCAGAGAGAAAAAATTGATTTTACTCTCAATGTCAAAGAACTCCCTTGGACAGATAAGCAAAAAGAGATAATTAATCTTTTTTTAGATAAGGATACAAAATTAATGATCCTTAAAGGTCCTGCTGGTACATCTAAGACAATTCTTTCTATGTATCTTGGGTTACAGCTTCTTAATATGAAGAAAGTATCAGATATTGTACTTGTACGTTCAGCTGTTGAAAGTTCAGATTCAAAGCTTGGTTACCTTCCAGGTGATATTAATGAAAAAGTTAATGTTTATATGACACCTTTTAATGAAAAATTTTCTGAGCTTATAATTCAACCTCAAATTCATCGTTTACATAAAGATAATAGAATAACAATCTGTCCTATTAACTTTGCACGTGGTTTACACTTTGCTGTAAAATTTATTTGTTGTGATGAAAGTCAAAATTTAACAACCCGTGAACTTCAAACACTTTTAACTCGTATGGGTGAGTTTAGTAAAATGATTATATGTGGTGATCCTGATCAATCGGATCTTCCGTATGGTAAATCAGGTTTCAATGCTGTATATAAAGCTTTTGATACCGAAGAAGCTAAAACACATGGTGTACATTGTGTGGAATTAACGGAAGATCATATTGTACGTTCTGCATTGTGTAGATATGTTACACATGTCTTTAAAGACATTATGTATACAACAATGTCTGTTAAACAGCACCCATAGCCTTTAGCTCAGCTAAAGCAGCAGCAATACTATCCTGAGCTTGTTTAATATCATCAGGTGTTTGATCTTTTGGTAATACAAGCTCAGGTGTCTTTTTAAAATTTACGCTCAGTTCACCTTCTAAACCTACCTCTTGAGCAATTTTAGTTAATGTTTGATTAAGCATTTGCTGCATTGGATCGGGTGGTCTTTGATCAATTAGAGATGAAAGATTTATATTAGGTACTAATAGATTACTCGTATCAATAGAACCTTTATTTTGAACTTGAGAGGTATAAATGTTGGTTATGTCTCCAGCTGGGTTTAAACTTGAAGTATTTTCTTTATTTAAAATTTTTACAGGTATAAGATAATCACCTATCTCACCGCCGTAAATTTGTTGCATATGCTCGGCGTTCATTAGACACCCCAACTTGTACCGCCAAATGGATTTGACCATCCCTGGGTTACCTGACCTCTACCAACAGTTACGCCTGTTGGTCCTGCAGGCAAATCAGGAAGTAGAGCAATTTCAATAGAAGTTGGTGTTTCTGTTGGCTGAACATTTGTTTCTGTTGTAGAAGGAATCTCAGCTGTTACAGTTGTTGCAGGAATTGAGACATCAGGTGTTGATACTGTACTAACTGCCTTTGTTTCATTTAAAAGTGTTACACCACCGTATGATGTTGGCATTTGAAATGAATGAGTAATTACATTTGGTTTTACATAAATGGCAGAATTAGCTTCATGCTCAAATACTTCTACTTTCTCTACCCAACAACGTTCACCATAATTCTCTTTTAACCAATTTGTTGCAGCATTAAAACAAAACTCAGCAGTTTTTTCAATACCTACAGAATCCATAATACGAAGATCACAACCTCCTTGAGAATGTAGCAATTGAAATGTTTCTAATAAAGGATCATCTTGAGCTACACATAATGTATGATCAAATTGATGTTGAAGAATAGATTTTAATGTTTTAAGACTAGCAAAATCTACTACCCAGTTTTTTTCATCTAATGATGAAGCAGCAAAATAAAATTTAGCAAGTAATTGATAACCGTGAATCTTAGAACAATGTGATGTAGCTCTCCATTGTCTAAATGCACAAGAACCTAACTCTAAAAGCTTAGTTGACTGATAATTACTCATATATTTTTATTATAACTGATATATTTTAGTAAATCAACTTAAATTGAAAAAAATATAGAAGTTGTCTTTGGCTCCTCTTCTTCGATATGCTCAGTATTTTCTATATATTCTATATTACTTAATCACTAGACAAAAAAAGCAACTCTCTAAATTAAAGTCTTTAAAATACGATTTACAGTATCATTAAAATTTTCATTCATATGAGCAGCATAAATGCGAGCCTTAGCTTTAGCTCTTGTTACTGATTTTCCAGGCATACACTTCTTATTTCCGATTTTTTTACAAACTTTATATCCACCCTTGACTTTACGTATATTGTATGGCATAATAAAGTTACTTAACTGGTGTTGGAGTCGGTACTGACGCAGGTTTTGGTACAATCTTTAATGTTTTTTGCCATTGCGCAGTAATATTTTTACTTTGTGCGTTTGCATTCTTTTGAATAGCAGGATCGGTAAGTAATTTACCTTTATTTGCTGGATCCAATACACTCCAACCGCTTTTAGTAAATAGGTAAGAACGTTTACCGTCGGCTGTTGTGAAACGAGATTGACCAGGTACGGGGCTTCCCTCAGGAGTTCTTGCAGTAGGCCCAGTTGTTATTGTGGGAGTTGGAGCTGATGTAGGTGTTTCAGGTACATCAGGCTTAATTACTGTTTTTGCTTTCGGCTCTTCAGCGTATGATTTAATATAATTGTTTAAATCACTATTAAATTTGTTCATATCTACTTTATGACCTTGTAATGAGCTTGTAAGATCAGAAATACCATAATTCTTATAACCTCCTCGACCAAAGTTTAGTAATTCACGCTTTGTCGCAGTATCTGTTACGGTGGTTGGTGATATTTTCTTAGGTAGATCAGTAGGTTGATTAATTAACCAATTTCTAAATTTATTAACATCGAGATTAGCATTGTCAAATGCTTGCTGTATTGTTTTATTTTTGGTATTTGTATATTCTTGACCTAGGCCCTGTAAAGCTCCACCAATTCTTGCACCACCATAAGCTGAAGCAATTTTACCAGCACCTCTTAACCAAGCACCTGGATCTTTTATGCTAGCTTTTGCTGCATCAACACGCTTACCAATCATTTTTACAGCAGTTGCTTGTTTAGCTTTATTAAGTAAATTTGTAAATACACCTTCATTTACAGTACCATCATTGTCAGAAATAAAATTTCTATAAAGAATTTTTAACTCATCATCAGTTAAACCTACAGTTTTTAAAATAGACTCGACATCTTCAATAGCAGGTGCATTTAAGAGTAATTCAGCTTCTGGAGTGGAAGTATCAATACTACATATATTACAAATATACTCTTTAAACGCACGTAAAGTCTCAGACTCTTCATCAGACATCAACATCTGTAAGAATTGCTGCGGTATATCCATAACTGACGATACACCATCAGGGTTCATAACAAGAACTTTGGGTACATCACCTGTTTCTGCTAAGATATATCCTTCATAGCCATTGCATTGTGATAAATCTTCAGCCTGATGTACAAGACTTGGATCTACCTTAATACGAACACGCTTGAGATCTGTTTTCTTTAAATTATTTTCAATGATTAATTCGTATTTCACTATTAATATTTATTGTTGATAGTAAGAAAATAGATAGTATAATATGTATATGTCTGAATATACAAAAGAGTATAAATTAAAGTTTGCTAACGGAAATCATCCTCATTCTGCTGAAGAGAGGAAAGTTATTATTGAAAATGCAGCTAAAGCTTATGAAGCATATCTTGATGCACTTGGTTTTGACTGGCGTAATGACCCTAATAGTACTGGAACACCGTTAAGAGTAGCTAAGGCATTTGTTAATGACCTTGCTGCTGGTTGTTATGATGAACCTCCTAAGGTTACATCATTTCCAAGTAATGGATATAACGGAATGGTGTTTCAAGGCGGTATTCCTGTTAAGTCAATGTGTAGCCATCATCATCTTGCCTTTACAGGTGTTGCCCACGTAGCATATATACCGTCTGCTGAGGGTAGAGTTATTGGATTATCAAAACTTAACCGTATTGTAGAGTTTTATGCACGTCGTCCTCAGATTCAGGAAGGATTAACTGTACAGATTCATGATGCAATCAATGAAGTATGTGAATTAAATGAGGGTGTTGCTGTAATGTTAAGTGCCTCTCATACATGTGCTTGTCTAAGAGGTATTAAGCATGATGGTTGTGAGATGAAGACCTCAAAGCTTAGTGGTGACTTTATGAAAGATGGAGCTACAAGAGCTGAATTTTATAACTTCATTAGTAATATGAAAAGTTAGTCTCCTTGCTTTACATCAATAAGAGCGTTTATCTTTTTAACAAACGGCTCACCAATTAATACCGGTTGATCATTCTGAGCTCGATCTGCGAGACTAAATGTGATACCGGTATAATGTTTACCTTGTAAAGTAAAATTAAGCTCTACTGTTGGACGAGATTCAATATTACCACTTCCAATATTAATATCTACTTTACCTGTACAGGGTAAAGTCATACGTTTATCATTTACAGTTGTAAATGTACATTCATGACCGTGATGTTCTATATCTAAACCAAGAAGAACATTATAAGCTTCATTACCACTATCAATCTTTGCTTCTACTTCACCAATACCCTCAATGTCAATTATCTCTGTGACACCTAGTATAGGTCTATTCGGTGAACCAGCTGATCTACCGTTTACATATTCTTTAAATGTTTTCATAATATTATTTTTTCTTCCAAGAAATTCGTTTTGAACTTTTTTTAATATTTTTTCTACTATTACACATTGCCTTAGTCGGACGACATGCTGGATAGCTTCTACGCTTTTCACCTTTCTGTCTGCCGCATGGTTTACCAGTCTTACAATCTATCCAACCGTGTCCGTGATTACGTGAAAACCAACCATGAAGACCTTGTTTTTTTTCTTTTGAAAAATCTTCAATAAGTATCTGTACGAGGTCGTTAAATTTCATTTCTTTTTCCAAATTTTACCCTGACGGCATTTAACAACTGCTCCAGACTTATAGGCAGATGTTTTTTTGCCGTAAACAGAGTCAGCTCTACTTAAACAGCGATCTCTTTTAACTTTTTTTTCTACAAAAAATTGTTTAAACGTTAACATTTCCATCTCCTTCTTGCTGCGCATCCACGAGTCTTCTTACCAGCACAACCTCCAGCTGGAATCCAAGCGCTACTTCTTGCACAAAAACTCTTTCTACGTTTTGAAGCTTTAGATCCTTTTTTAGCCTTACCAGTTACTGGAGCTTTAAGGTGTGATCCGGTAGCGCGGTTATATTTTGCTCTACCCTTGGCTGTTAAGCCACCTCCACGATTAACAGGTAATTTTTCTCCACGCTTAATAGATAAACTTGGAGCTTTCTTTTCATTTAAGATCTCTATGAAACGTGATTCAAATAGACATGACATACAATTATTTATGCACATATAGACTAAATAATTGTATATGTTTGCCAAGGACTTTAACCTCCTCAATGAAATTTATAATCAACGCGTCTATAGAGAATCTGATGAAACGGGATCAGTTCTCGATCATACAACGGCCGCTTCATCTAATGGTGCTATTAATCAAGCTCCTATGAGAGTATGCTTAAAGTGTAAGCAAACAAAGCCAAAATGTCCATGTGAAGCAAGTGAAGAAGATGATATGGTATTTGCTGATAAACCAGTACATAGCGGGTATGATAATGAAGGTATTGAAGATCATCGTAACTCACATGAAACAAATGGTTATATGGCTAAACAGCAATGTTTTAGAATTGCTAAAATGGCTGCCATGTTACACGAGCTTGTTAAGGATGAAGAAGAATTATCACCATGGATTGCAGCTAAAATTACACAATCATTTGATGATTTAAACGCTGTATTTGCTTATAAAGATTATGAGCAATATAGAGATGAAGTTGAAGGACATGCTGAAGAAATTGAAGAAGGTTCAGCTCAAGATTTTATTGATAGTATTAACAATGGCGGTAGTAGTATTGTTAATCAAATTAAGCGCACAGTACGTAATGAGTCAAAAGAAAATATTGAAAAAGTTCTTTTGGAATGTGTTAGAGTTCTTGAAAGTAAAAAGAGACGTTAATTTACTTTATTGTGGCTAAAAACTTATTTGTTAACTCTTCTATTGTCTTAGGACCTAGAACGAATTTAATAACGGATAGATAAGGATTTTGATTACCTTGTAATCTTGTATTAAGTTCAGTAATAAATTGATCTATTCTTGATCTTTCAGCTTTAATGGCAGCAGTTGTATCTTGAACAGCTTTTTGATCATTCTTATTAATTTTAAATAAAGCTTGTTCAATATCTTTTTTATATTTTTGTAACGATGCTGTAAGATCATGTACCATTTGATTAGCATCTTTAAACTCAATCTCTTCAGCAGCATCACCGTAAAGTACATTAAGCATTTCATCTAAAGTACTAAATCTAGCACCTTTTATTTCCATTGCATCAGTAAGTTTTTGTACCTGCTTATCATCTAATACAAATATATCAGCATTCTTTAATACATCATCTTTAAGCTGATTAAAGAGTGACTTACGATAATCTTTCAACGCATCAACACCTGCCCATTGTTCAGCTCTACGTCTTCCAAAACCTTCTAAGTCAACTAGCTTAGCAATTGCACCTGTTTGTATATTACGAATAATAGCACCTTCAATCTCAGCAGCACCTAATGAAGAAGGCTCAGTACCTACGGATCCAAGAAGAGACTTCTTTATCATAGTTTGTAAAATTTTAAATTCAGCTACTGCTTTGGACTTTGCTTCAGCTTCATTACCCGTTCTCTTTCTTGAAGCCATTACAGCCATATTTTCAGCACTACAGGTCTTAGTAATTTGCTGTTTTACTTCATCACTAATTTTTAACTGTAGAGGCTCTTTATCATAAAAATTCCAACCCTCCTTACCATTTAAAGCAGTAATAATTTGTTTCTTAATTTCTAATCCTTCTGGTGTAGTTGAAATGTCAGTACCTTTTGGTGTATCTAGTTTAACAACACCAAATACAACAACAGCTCCTTTACCAATTAAATCAGCAGCGTATGGTATGACATTCATATGTGCTTTGCTAAACATTTCACCAAAAATTTGTATTGGTGCGCCAACTTTTTGTTCAAATGTTTTAAACAAATTAGCTACATTACTTTTTTGAAGAGTTTCTAATAGTCTACCAAATCCATCAAAAATATCATTATCATATGATTTAGCAAATTGATAAAACTCAGCTGAAGATGTAACCGGGTTGCCTTTTTTAGATTTTACAAATATTTGCCCTTCATCCGTTAGACCAAACGAAACATTCGAACCGTCATACTTTTCAGATACCTCCCAAGCACCACCACTAAAAAGACTGCAAAAATCTTTTGGAGTCATTTGATCAATATGTGGAATTGAAACCATCTTAACGGCTTTTTCTTCAATAAATACACTTTCATTAAAGGCCTGTTCTTCTTCTGAAGTATTGATATTACCAAAAAATGGCCTAAGATAAGACAAAGCATTTTTAGCTTCCTGTACTGTCATTTGACCTTGATTTCTACCTGTAGCAGGATTTGGAAGCTTTGTTTTTATATTTTTTACAAGTACATCCCAAATTTTTTGTCTACGCTCTTGATCAAATGTTGAAATAAGTTCAGACATTTTAACAACATGCTTCATATCTTCAGCATTTTTAAATCCTAAGATAGCAGCTAATGTATCAATATCTTCATACGCTACGGGCGTTACTTCTTTACCGCTAACAAATCGTTGAAGTTGATCAAACTTAACACCATTCTTACTATATGTTTTTTCTTTATCTCCAGCCTTCCAAGTAATTTTATACGCAAGACCTTCACCACCAAGAGTATATCTTATATTGTAAGTAACAGGACCGAGTTTATTATTTTTAGCTACAAAATTTTTATACTCTTCTGTATTTTTAACAGCATTATCTAATGCTTGAGTCTTAACGGGAGTAATAGGTGTTGATGCAGCAATTGCTCTAATCATTAAATCTCTTACTGCACCCTTAATACCTTCAGCTATATCTGCCATACTAGCAAATTGAGATACACCAAAATATTTTTCTTTGCCTTTAATATTAACAATATCAATTTGAATTATGTTATTTGTGTTACCTAAAACAACAGCTGTGTTAATTTCTTCACCAACTACCTCTGCAGCATATTTTTGAGGAAATGTTTGTGTTAAAAAGTTTGCGACGTCATGCATTGTTACACCGTCATTTAAATAAACATCTAAATCAATATCACCAAAATCTGTTTTTGCTTGAAGAGCTTTTTGAATTATTTCTTTAGTTTCTATTTCATTTGGTGTAGGCGGTTTGATACCGGCTTTAATTGCAAACAGACGACTTGATCCAAGATAAAAAGAAGACTCTCTTGAATCAACATAATTTTTTTTACGTAATAAAGATAATAACTCTTGAACTTCTTTTACAACTTCTGGAGTAGGTGTTGCTCTTGTATAATGAAGTTTATCATTACCTGTTGCGGCAATTAAATCACCGGTAAGATTTTCAGCAGCTTGACCGCCTTCTAAAAGAAAATAACCTTTATTTGAATCTCTAACTACACTTTCAAACAAAGAACTCTTAAGTCTATTTAATTCAATAGCATCAAGAATTAATTGAGCGTAGCTGTTGAATTTCATTATTAAATTGTTCTGTCAAAAGCAGCGCTATCTGGACTCGCTATACCACCATTAGAACCATAAGGTGCAATAGCAAAATTTGTTTTGCTATCATTTGGATTACTATAATTATTATCTTGTGAACTAAATGCACTGGCACCGTTTAGATCATTATTATCTTGTTCTTTTGTTTTGTTGAATTCAATATCAAATTTAACAGGTAATTTAACTTTTCTATCTTTAAATTTTAAATCTTTAATTACAACACCTGCATGACCACCTGTATGACCAATCTCTTCGTGCATTCTTTCTTTAAGAATTTTACCCATTAAAATTGCAGCGTGTAAAAATACAGCACCAGCTATTGCACGTCTCACCTGTACGTCATTACCATCTTTTACAGTCGTACTAAGCGGTAATTTGTCAAAAATATTATTATAATTTTCAAACCCAATAGCACGTATTTTTCTGCCATTAGCTAAAGAAATCATTTCACTATTAGGATTATCGAGTTCATGTAACCAAGCACTAAGTCGTTTTGTTACTGCATGATCATGTGTATATAAAACAGTAACTTCTTTTTGCAAAGCATTATTAAAATCAATATGTTTAATTCCTAATGTTTTAGCAGCATCATCAAAAAGCTCAATTAAATCCTTACCTGTTCTAACACTTGTTACTTCAAAAGGATAAATTATACCCTCACCGCTTTCGTTAATTATATAACGCATATAAGGTGGCGGCACCGGGCGTGCAAATGATTCTTTTACGTAAACGTCTTTTAAGCTTTTGTACATATTTTTAAGCTCTACTGTTAATAATTGATTTAATCTTATTAAGTTTAAGATAAAGGTTATTTGTATTAATTGAATCTAAAAATGATTTATAATTAGGATTATCTAATCTCATCATATTATCACCTTCATACATTGTTAATGCATCTTTTACAGCATCACGAACGGTAAAAGCGTTTTCTTTAGTAACGACTGTTTGATACAATTGATCAAGGTCACCTTCTGGAAAATTCATTGCAGTTGCTTTTACAAGTAATTTTACAAGATCTACGTAACCCGCAGGAGCTATATCTGCTGGTTGTTGTTCTCCGGTTGCAGCAGGAGCTGCATTTGGATCAGGTGTTGTAGCGTCTGCAGCAGGTGCTTCAGGAGTTCCCGGGTCTTGCTCGCTTAAAAGGGTAAGGTAATTATCAATACGATCAGTGAATTTCACACAATTATTTATGTAAATAGAAGGTTTTTTGTTTTTAATTGGTTAAAGTAATCTTTACTTAAAAAAGTTAATTTATAACGTGCTACATATTGTTTGATACGACTAAATGTATATTTACTAAAGTCATATCGTGTAAGGTGAATTTCTATAGTTTTAAGAAAATCTATACCTTCTCCTGTGTTTTTATCAACTGCTTGTTTTAACTCTTCAAATGGTATACTTCCAATATAAATGCGTACCGGTAATATTTTTTTAAGTTTCAACATAATGTTATGCAAATACCTATTAACTTCACTTTCACCGTAAAAAGCATGAAATTTAGTAAAATATCCAAGAATCTCAAAATATAGAATAACAGGTGTACCTTTTTTATTTTTAAGAAAAAAATTACAAATACTATGAATTGTATGATGTAATAGCAGGCGTTTAATATCCTTAGAAAATTTTGGATTCTCTAAAAAACCGTATTTTTCCATGTCAGCTAACATTAATCTTGAAATTTCTTTACTTACAGAAGAAAAGTCAATAATTTTAAAATTATACTGAATTGGTGCTATCTCCTGGATCATATCCAGATTATACTTGATTTTTAAAAGACTGCAACTCTCCCTTTGGAATTCGGCCAATTCGTACATTTATAATGCCATTATAATAATCCTCGCGCATTAAGACATCCTGTTGAATTTGTTCCTTTATTTCATAATACGCTAGGGCCCATTTTGAATTACAAATTTTTATAATTTTAAAAATAAACTTATCTTTACCGTATTTTATAATATCCTCATTAAGTTCATTGGATGAACTGGTATACTCACGCCAATCTGAATCAACGTAATCAATTCTGTTTCGCCTCTTACCTTTAAGTGGTTTGCGCTTGAGTCTACTTTGACATTGTTTCTTACCAATGTACTTCTTATTATTAATAGAATTGGTTATTTCATAGATAAAACCAAAAAACTCACCGGAAACGGTGATACCTTCATTTAACTGCCAGTGACCTAATTCCATCTAGTAACTTACATTGATGGAGCCAAATTTCTACGTTGCATTTTAATTTTAGGTACCTTTGGCTTCTTATCTTTCTTACCTGGTTTTGATGGTTTAGCTATTTTAAAGTTCTCTTTTCCAAAGGCCCAGCGTGCATCACCGCCATTATAACCACCTACAGCCGGATCACCACTCCCTGGAAAGTGACCACCTGTACTGCCTGCTGGTGGTATACTAGGTGAGGTAAATGCTGTTGCTGCAGAATTCGTTAAATCCTCCATAATTACATCAAATAGTTTGTTAAAATTACTCATTGATTTTTAGTTACTGTAATATATACTTAAGCTTAATGTTAGAAGAAATCATTAAAGAGCTTGAAGAGGACTTAAAGATTAATGAATTGAATCTTAAGGACTATCAGTTACGCTTACCTGCAATTAAACATAAATGGGCTGGTAGATTGATAAGAATGCGTATGAACGTTAATTCTCTTAAGAAGCAAAGGGAAACAGTTAAAAATGACATTATGTCAGAAATTAATAATACAAGCCCTGTTAAGCTTACCCAGCCTGTTATTTCTTCAACAGCTGATAGACATAGTAGAATTCAGGAATTTACTACAAAGATACAAGAAACAGAGTTAATTATTGAGTTACTTGAAAAATCTGAAAAAACTCTTAGTAGTACTACCTTCGATATTAAAAACCTTATCGAGATTATGAAACTCGAAATGACCTAAGATGATTGAGTTTACGTATGACAGTAAGAAGAAAGTTGGTATTTTGTCAGGAGACATGCTTTCTGACATACGTGAGCACTTTTCTGTTAAAAATGAAGCAGCTGTGTTTATGCGTAGGTATGGTAGGTTCATGCCACCTAGAACATATGCAATTACTCCTACTGGTCGTTTTGAGCCATGTCTATATTTTGCTATAAAAGACTACATTCGTAGCTGTCAATACGTTGGAGAAGTAACTAGTAGTAAGGAACTTCAAGATATTGTTTACCCTGCTCGTCATACCTGGCAACAGCAATTAGACTTTGATTACGAGTTACCAAAATTAAATTTACCTCTAAGAGATTATCAGGAGGATATTGTTAAAAAGTGTCTAGGCCTAGGTAGAGGTACTATTATTTTAGCTACAGCCGGTGGTAAAACTCTTACCTCGGCAACACTTTTAACTAAAGCATATAACCTGTATAAATCACAGTTTAACAAAGGGAGCTTTAGGGCTCTCTTTGTTGTTCCAGATAGAGGACTAGTGGAGCAGACTACACAAGATTTTAAAGATTATGGTGTTCCATTTAGTGTTTCAAAGTGGACAGGTGACGATGATATAAATTTAAACTCGGAAGTAATTGTAGCTAATCTTGGTATTTTACAAAGTAAAAATAGTGATATATCTTGGCTTGCTGACATTGATGTGCTAATTGTGGATGAAGTACATAAAGTAAGAAAAGGCAATAAAGTTAATGATATTTTTAAAATTGTTACAACACCTTACCGTTTTGGATTTACTGGTACAATGCCTGAGGATGTACTTGATCAATGGAATATTATTGGTAAGATAGGCCCTGTTATATATGAAAAGAATAGTCATGATTTAAGACAGGATAGCTATGTTAGTAATGTACAGATAACAATTCTTAATTTATTACACAAAGATAATAAAAAAATTACTTACCGTAAAGAACTTCAACGACTTATTGTAAGTAATTTTAGAAATAAAATAATAACTAAGTTAAGCACTAAACTTCCTAATAATGCTCTTGTTATGGTTGATTATATTGAACACGGTGAGCTGTTGTATAATCACATTAAACAAGAAGCACCTAATAAACAAGTCTTTTTTGTACGAGGAGAAGTAGAAATTGAGGAACGTGATCGTATTCGTAAGCTTATGGAAACAAACAATGATGTCATTGTTGTAGCTATTTCTAAAATTTTTTCTACAGGAATTAATATTAAAAATTTGCATTATATAATTTTTGCATGCGGAGGTAAAGCTAAGATTAAAATAGTCCAGTCAATTGGTCGAGGTCTTAGGTTGCATAAGGATAAGGACCAGCTTATAATATTTGATATAGCTGATAACTTACATTATAGTCTATTACACTCTGAAAAAAGAAAAGCTTTATATGAAAAAGAAACCATTATCTACACCGAAAAAACCATACAAGAAAACTAAGGCAAAGCCTAAGATAATATCTTTGCTTAGTGAAGTTGTATCCGATGTACCACAAGAAGAAATTTTTGGTGATGCTGGAATTGATAGTTTACTTAAAATTGATCCGGTTAAATTAATAGAAGAAATTGTACCTGAAGCTGCACCTAAAAAGATTAAACCAAAAGATAAAGTTCATTATGTAAACAGTAAAGAATTTGAAGATGAAATTCGTAACTATTATAATACAGGTAATATTACAATTAAGCTCGGTGAAAGTTTAAATAAAATTGCTAACGGCCTTTCTTATGCACCTAATTTTTTAAATTATAGTTATAAAGAAGACATGGTAGGTGATGCAATAGTTAAAATGTTTTCTGCTTTAAAGAATAAAAAATTTAAGATTGATTCAGGATTTAGTCCATTCTCTTATTTTACAACTATCGCCTTCCATGCATTTATTAATAGAATTAAAAAAGAAAAGAAGCATCACGAAGCTATTAACGAGTATAGAGAAAAAGTTTATACAGAATTAATGATTGAAGCAAGTGATGCATGTGCAGGTAGCATCTATGTTGAACCAACAGGAGATGACGAAAGTGATGACGAGTGAGATAAACATTAAACAATCAAAAGTAGCAATTTTTTCAGACCTTCATCTTGGTGTACATCAAGATTCAATTGTATGGCATGAAACTGCACTTGCCTGGTGTGATTGGTTTGTAGAGGATTTAACTAAAAGAGGCATTACGGATATTTTCTTTTTAGGAGATTTTTTTCATTACCGTAGTGATATATCTGTTTCTACGTTACATATTGCTGCACAGATCTTACAAAAATTAAAAAACTTTAATATGGTTTTTATTGTTGGTAATCATGATGCTTTTTATAAAGATAGATCAGATGTAAATTCATTATCAATTCTTAATGGAAGAAAAAATATTACCGTTATTGATGCCGCTACTGAAACTACTCTGTTTGGTAAAAAAGTATTATTTTTACCATGGGGTGCTAATATTGATAGTGTTAATGAGGTAGATATTATGTTTGGTCACTTAGAAATAGAAAGTTTTAAAATGAATAGTTTTAAGTCATGTGACCACGGAGCTAAGTCTGCTAACCTTTTAGAAAAAGCAGATCTAGTTATGACAGGTCACTTTCATCTACGTGATGAAAGAAAATATAATGATGGTACTATTGTTTATGTCGGTAATCCTTTTGAAATGGATTTTGGTGACGCAGGTAGTACAAAAGGATATTATATCTTAGATATACCATCCAGTACATATACTTTTTACGAAAATAAATTATCACCAAAGCATAAAAAAATTACTCTTACTGAGCTTACATCACATAAAAGTCTGAGTGGTGAGGATGTAAAAAAACTTGTTAATAATAGTATCATTAAACTTGTTATTGATAAAAAAGCAAAAGAAGATGGAATTGAGGCATTAATTAAAAAAATGAATGAATTTAAACCATTTTCATTTTCTGTTGACTACTCTCTCTTTAATAACTCTATTACCGTTGACGATCATAACTATGAAGCTGCAGGTGTAGATATGCAAAAAACAATAGAAGAATTTGTAAACGTGCTTGATATTGAAAATAAAAATCAGATAATAACGTACTGTCTCGATCTATATAAGCGAGCTTGTAACGTATGAAGTATATAAATTTTAATAATGTTAAAATACAGAACTTTCTTTCTGTAGGTAATGTACCAGTTGAAGTTGACTTTCAACGGGGATTACATATCATAACTGGAATAAATAAAGATAAGGAAGATAGACGTAACGGTGTTGGTAAATCAACAGTTGCTGATGCTATTTACTTTGCAGTTTTTGGTGAAACATTACGTGAACTCAAGAAAGAACATATTATTAATAATATTAATAAGAAGAATTGCGAGGTGGTTTTGGGAGCCACCATTAAATACTTCGACAAAACAGAAGAGATCGTTATACGACGAACGTTAGAACCTTCTAAATGTTTTATTACTATTAACGGAGAGGATAAGACTAGAGACAGTATATCCAATACAAATGCATTTATAATGCATAAATTTAACTGCACACCTGAAATATTTCAGAACTGTGTAATTATGACCATAAACAATACAACTCCGTTTATGGCAAAAAAGAAGCAAGAAAAAAGACGATTTATTGAAGATATTTTTAATCTCGGTGTGTTTAGTGAAATGTTATCTCTTCTTAAAAGTGATATACTTGAGAAGAAAAAAGATTTCGATATTGAATCAACGCGATATGATGAGGCTACCAGAGCGTTAAATGTATTAGAAACTCAACAAGAAGATGCTATACGAAAGCGCGATGAAAAAGTTGAAAAATATAAAAACCGTCAAACAAATAATGCTAATGAAATTCAAACTATTAGTAATAAACTAGCGTCATTTACTAAAAAAAGTACAACTGATTTACAAGATAAAATAATTAAACTTAATGATGGGTTAAAAAAATTAGACACAACATTACAGACTATTAGACATCAAAAGAGTGAAAAGCAAACTCTTATTACTCAACTTGAAAAACAAATTAAGAATGTTATTTCAGGTAAAGATAAATGTCCATCCTGTCTACGTATTATAGAAGACAATGATAAGAGTCATATTGAGGATGAGAAGAAAAAAATTAATAATTTAATTCAAAATCATGAAGCATTTATTGATGAACAAAGTATAAAAGAAAGTCAAATTATAACTAAGCAGTCTGAGGTAAAACAAAAAGTTAGATCAATTGAAACAGACATTCATAATATTGCTTTAGAAGAAAAAGATATTACAGGTCTTAATGACAGATTAGTTCAATTAGAGGAATGGCAAAAGATGCTAGAGCAAGATTTAACCGAACTCGAGACAACCTCTACTTCATTTGATGATGTTATTAATGAACAAAAAAATAAATGTACTCAACTTCAACATGATCTTGAGCAATTAAAAACTGTTCTTAGTAATTATGATGTAGCTAAATTTGTTGTATCTGAAGAAGGTGTTAAATCATATATCGTAACTAAGATTCTTCAAATCTTTAATACAAAACTTGCATACTACTTAGGTAAAATGGATGCAAACTGTAAGTGTGAATTTAATGAATACTTTGAAGAAAAGATTGTTGATAACAAAGGTAAGGAATGTTCTTATTTTAACTTTAGTGGAGCTGAAAGAAAGAGTGTTGACTTAGCTTGTCTTTTTGCTTTTATGGATATTAGAAGGCTACAGGGAGATGTATGTTTTAATTTTAGTATTTACGACGAGCTTTTTGATTCAAGTCTTGATGAAAGAGGTGTAGAGCTTGTTATTAATATTCTCAAGGAACGAATTGAAAAATTTAACGAATCCATTATGGTTATTAGTCATCGTAAAGAAAGTATTAAAGCTGCAACAGGTAATATTATTTTCTTAGAAAAGACAAATGGCATTACCCGTCGTGTTGATTTTAAGGAATATACTGCTTAAAATATACCAGCTCATGTTTAATCCATTCCCTACTTCTCCTTTTGTTTCTCCTTTTGGTGCATCACCTTTCGGTGGAGGTATGCTACCACCACAGCCTGTACAACAGGAAGTACCTCAACCGCCTGAGATGAATTTAAAACGTGTGCTTCAGTATTATGCTGATTATAGTGGTTGTGGTTTTTGGAGAATGATTTGGCCTGAACATTTACTCAACGCTCATCAGAAGATGACTGTACATGGAAGTACAGTTATGAATCTCGATCCTAATTATTTTAGAGGTGCTCAGGTTGTACGTATTCAACGTCAAGCCACTGAACATCAATTGCAGTTTGTTAAATTTCTTAAAGATCTTAGTAGACAAATGGGGTTTCGTCTTATTTACGAAATTGATGATCTTGTATTTTCTGAAGATATTCCGGAGTACAATAAATTTAAACCCGCCTTTACAGATCCAAAAATTCGAGCTACTGCTCAAGAAATTATGGAATTATGTGATGAAATAACTGTAACTTGCGATTTCATGAAGGAGTATTACATGGGTAAAACTTCTAATAAAAATATTACAGTAATACCAAATTATCCACCAAAGTGGTGGATGGGTCATTTTTATAATGAAAAGAAAGTATCTGATAACTATGATCGTTATAAGAATAAACCAAGAATCCTATATGCAGGATCTGGTGCCCATTTTGATGTAGATAATCGCGTTGGACAAAAAGATGATTTTGAGCATGTCAATAGAGCAATCGTTGATTCAAGACACAAGTATCAATGGGTATTTTTAGGTGCATATCCATTACCATTGCATCCATTTGTACAGAACGGTGAGATGGAATTTCATCCATGGGAGCAGCTTTATACCTATCCAGAGAAAGTTAGTAAGCTTAATGTTAATATGTTAGTTGCACCTTTACAGGATAATAATTTTAATAAGTCAAAATCAGATCTTAAGCTTGTAGAGGCAAACTGCTATGGTTTACCTATTGCTTGTCAAAATCTGGTAACATATAAAGATGCACCGTTTAAGTTTAATACAGGTGAAGAGATGATTGCTATTATTGATGATGTTCTTTCTAAGAAAGGGCGTTATATGAATATATGTGCTAAGGCCCGTAAGTCAGCCGAAGAACGCTGGTTAGAAAATGAAGATAATATTAACAAATACGTTGAATTGTTTAATTACCCATACGGACATCCAGAGCGTAAATTGTTAAACGCAATTAACGGCATAAGCTAGTTGACCTGTCAGGTAGATGCCTGTATAATAAAAGCATGTTTAGAAATGTAGCGTACTCACCTCGTACTCAGACCATGAATCTTTATACATGGGATGATCAAGGTAATCGTATTACCTTACCCTCTACATACGAGCCATACATTTATCTTGAGACAAATAATGCTCCGGATGCAATGAGTATCTTTAATACTAAGTTAAAGAAGAAGAGATTTAAAAATCAATCCGAACGCTCTCGGTATATTAAAGATAATGGTATTGTTCGTGTTTTTGATAATTTTAATGTACAACAACAATTTCTTATTGATACATTTTGGCAGGATAATGAAAAAGATGAATTTAATCAATATCCACTGAAGGTACACTTTA